TAGCCGGACCGGCTGCCCATGCTCTGAAATGATGCGCGGGTGCGGGCTCATTGCGAGGCGCTCTTGATGACGTGCCGTAGACGCCAAATCACATAGACGGCCACAAGCGACCAGAAGAGGCACTCGATCACTTCCGCCCCCAAGGGAACATTTCCTTAATGAGTGTGATCCAACCGCGCGGATCTTCCTTCGCCCCCCGAAGGACGGCGGCGGCCAGACCGACGATGTCGTAGGCGAGCGTCGGCACGATTGCCGCGACAGCAAGCCCGCTCCAGTCCGACCAATTCCATTCGGAGATCACGACGCGCCCGCAGACCGGCCCGAGAATGAGGCAAAACAGGCCCGCAATTCCGCGCTGCCGTCGTGTCAGCACATCCCGGCGGATGGCGTCGCCAAACACCGCGCCGACAAGCGAGAACGGAACGAACACAAGAAGCGCGTCCGCGATAAACCAAAGGTCACGGCGCTCGCTCATGGACTTACGCTCCTCTTCCTGCCTACGCTCTCTTCAGCCATAGCCGGCCCCCTTCTAAGGTCGGTTTGTGGTCAGGCTCCGGGGTAGATGGCCGTCTGCTCCGGGGCCGCTGCTTGAACTCAAATCACGGCCATGCGCCCGTCGCTGTAGCCAGGGCCTCCATCGCATCCGCCAACGTCGCCATTTGCAACGTCGTCAGCGGGCGCAGGAGCCCGGTGGCGAAGACAAGATTGTCGGTCGGCTGCGTCAAACCGCTGCCGCTGTTGTGGCCCAACACCCACAAATTATTGTTCGGGGCGTCGTTGTTGAGGTTGGTCACTGTAATGTCGGCAATAGCCGTGCCGGGCTTGTAAGCGGACATCTGGTCCGTAACGTCGCGCTGCAGCAACGTGAAGCCCTTGGTCGAGGTAACAGTCTCCGCGAAGGTCCCAAGCTGGCTCTGTATCTGGCCGTAAATGCGGTCGCCCGCGGTGCGCAACTGAAGGCGCGAGGCCGAAGGGCCGCCAGCCGCGCCCATGATGGTTTTGGCTCCACCCGCCACATCATCAAGGACAAAAGCGCACAGCGTCCCGCTGCTGTCGTTGTCCATGATGTCTTTCATGTTGATCTGGGTATCCAGCGCGCCATCGACGCCATTCCCCTGGTAGCCCTGCAGGGGCACATGGGTTGCGCCGCTGGTCCCGGTGCAGAGCGCGCGGAACTTGAGCGATATCCGCGAGGCTATGGGATCGGTCGATGGACCCCATAACTGGAAGTCATAGGCGCGATCCCAGATGTCACCGATGGCGTAGATGAAGTCGGAACGCCACTCCAACTCGGTGTCGTTCGTCGCGCCGCCCGCCATGATGACGGCGTGCGCCCACAGGTACACCTCGGGATGGTACGGCAGCGACGGAATGAAAATCGAGGCGGTACCGGCGTCGATGACCTTGATGTCGGCTGAAACACCTTGCCAGTCACAGACAGTCGTGTTGGTCACGTCAGGATAGACATGCACTCCGATCGTAAGGCCGGTTCCCTTTACGCTGCCGATCGAATGGTCGCTACCGAGATACACGGCAGCCGCCGTTGTCGTGTCCTCTGCCGCTATTGCATTGATTTTGTTTCTGTTGCCCCGGAACACAGCGCCAGCAGCACACTCGAAAGCCTGCGCCAATCCAACTGTGTTGTCGTGAGATGTCGTTCCGAAGAACACGCCCTCTTGGCAGTTGTGCGCGATAACCGATGGCACGTTGCACTGCCAGGCCTCGACAGACACACCAAGCGCGTTCGTCTTGAACTCGCTGGTGTTCTTGGTGATGACAGTCGTCATGGTGGACAGCCCGGCCCCAAGCCCTTGCGGATTTGTCGGATAGGTGGTGCCACCCCGGAAGCGAGGCCCGGAGCGCATGAACAGCGCGCCTTCGTACCGGATCTCGCCGCCCTGCCAATCCTCGCCGCGCAGGTCGATTACGGCGTCGCCCTGAGCCACTAGAGCAGGCTGCTCAATCAGCCCGGTTCCACCGCCGGTCCCGCTGCTCGTGGCCGTTTGTTCCGTCTCCACCGAATAACCGCCGACGACGCGGCCAACGATGGTGAAGGTTCCGCCCATGTCGATGCCGTTCAGCGTACCGGCGTTCGGATATGTCACTCGGGAGTGAATGCCGTAATAGGCTTGCGCATCCACGTTGGGGGCGACTTCGGCCGTCCACGCCACGGTAACGATCGACGACCCGCTCACCGTCGTAAACGGATCGGCGTTGAAGTTGTATTCCGGGCCGTCAACGCCGACCCAGAGCAGACCGCAATTCCGGCCCCTGATGTTGATGTTGTTGCCGCTGTTGGAGTTCATGCGGTTCTTGATGTCGAAGTTGTCGGCGTCGCTCTCATCGACCTCGACATCCAGAACGCAGCGCGTGTATTTGGCATCGTCCTGGTAAGCGATGCCATAACCGGCGGAGCCTTTGACGCCGACGTCAATGATCCGGAAATTGAACGTCTCCAGCCCATCGGCACCCGCCCGGATGGCATGGCGCGCGCCAAAAACGTTCTTCCGCTGGCGCATGCCCCAGACGGTGAACCCCTGGCCGCCGTGATTGCGCATGCCGTACTCGCGCAGGGGATGCGTCTCGTTCCCGTCGATAGAGACGAAGTTGGTGACGTCCTTTCCTTTGCCCAGGAAGAAGACGTTGCTGCGGAACCAAAGCTGCGTTTCAAGGCCAATGAACCCGCCCGGAAACTCGATGAAGCCGCCGCCGGCCTCCTCGACCTGCAGGCTTAGTTCATTCAAGGTCGCGGCGTAGCCGGTGGTGTTGTCTCCCGTGCGCCAGAGAAGGCCGTGCCAGAACGCGGAGTTGACGGCGGCCACGGTGCCGGTGAGCGACAGCCAATAGTCATCAATGCGCTCGACTTCCGTGTCGGTCACATTGCCGGGGTGCGCGCGCCAGGTGGTGCCGTGATAGCCGCCGAGGCAGGCATTGACCGATGCCCCTGTCTGCAGGCCGTGCTTGCCCTGCGTCTTGACCTTGACCCGCCCGCTCCCGTCCGTGCCTACCTCAACGATCCGCAGATACGGCGACACGATAGGACCAACCGACCACGTGTCTCCCGTAACCGTTGTGGCGGTGACACAGCCCGGACGGTCCGTCGTGTAGTGGGCGCGGGAGCGCAGCACGATCCTAGATCCTCGCGTTGAAGTAGGCGAACATCTGCGTGACTTGATCGGTCGTGAGCGGTGGCATGATCCAGAGCGCGGAGAAGCCGCCAGCCCAAAAGCCAACGGCCGACGCGGACACCGGGTTTGCAAACAAACGAATTCGATCAGTCCCGATGGCCGAGACACGCGCGGTCGTCGCGGACAGCCCGTTTGCCTGAAATCCTATTTCCGTTCCCGTTGCCCAGGTTCGGACAACGATCCGTCCGCCAAAGTCCGCGGCAACACCGGAAAGATCGCTGGCGGAGCTGTCTCGCAAGCGTGGGCGATTGACGGTTCCGTTTGAAAAGCGGATAAGGCGACGCGAGGTGGTTTCGGCTGACCCGCCCATGCCGCCAACGGAGAGCGCCGTTGTATTTGCTGCGGGAACCTGCTGATCGACAACCCACCACATTTCAATTGGGCTGGCGCCCGTGGGAATGCCGCTGGGGATTCCTGTAAGCGTCAGCTCATCATCCACCCCGTCGCCCGTGACAACTGGAGAGCCATTGAACCCCGTCGCGCTGTAGATCGGCTGAGCAGCCCCCGTAGCCTGCATCAGATCGTATCCCGCAACGATGTCCTTCCACGAAGAAACGGCGTTTCCGCCTCCCACCGTAATCAAGTCCGGGCGTAGCAGCGCGTCCCATCCGGCATAGGGATGCAGCAGCAACGGGTTCCAGGGTGCAGGCGTCACCGCCCCGGCCTTGAACCCCAGCTTCCGGCGAAGGCTCACTGGTAGGAGACCGTGTACTTGCCGGCGGTGGTGCCGCCGGTCACGATGCAGAGCCCGACCGTGAACTTGTAGAGTTCGCAGAACTTCATGCCGAGCGTCGGGGACGCAATGGTGGCGATGGGCGTGCCGGTGGCCGTAAGCGCGTCGTACACGGTGATCGTGTCGGTAGAGCCCACGGTGTTGATCGTGATGTCGCCGATGATTCCCGCGCCGCTCTTCACCAGCGTCGTGGTCTTGCTGGTGATCTCCACGGGCGTGAAACCGGTGGTGCCGACTTGGACGACGCCGGTTGCGTCAACCGCGATCTGCACATCCGAGCCATCCGGATAGGTGACTGGGCTTTCCTGATACTTGCCCGCAACAAAGCCGCTCATGCTGCCTCCTAGACCCCGAAGCCTCGGGTGATTTGAATGGTGGTACTGCCCGCCGCCGTGATTCCGGCGACATGGGTCCATTCGGTGGTGCCGCGATCGGGAGCCACCAAAGAGAGCGTGACCGACGTGCCGGGCGGGACGCCAAAATAGGCCGTGGTGGCGACGACGGTGCTGTCACCGAAGGCGATGTGAGCCCACGCATCGCCCGTGTTGCTGATGACAAAGGTATTGCCCTGCCCGACAAGCGCCGTGCGGCTGCTGGTGCCGCTGGTGGTGGTGCAGGACAAAGACACACCGAGCCCGCCGCCTGACGGCTCGAACGGATACGGCGAAATCCAGTAGGCGCGGGCCTGTCCGGGGGAGTTTGCTCCGTCCATTTTACGGCCCGTACTCGGTGACGGAGATGAAGGACTGGCACAGGCTGTTCATGACTGCGCCGACGCCATTGACGCCGTTAACCAAAAGCGTGTTGGTGTTGCAGCCAGCGCGGACCTTGAAGGTGCGCGCCGCCGTCGATCCGCTCGTGACCTCGTAGCGTAGCGTTTTGGGGTCGCCATAGCCGTCGACGCCGCAGCAGTTCGCCGCAATGGCGCTTGTTCCGGAGTCCTGGAACAAAGCGAGCGCTGCGGTATCCGGCGCAGTCGTGCAGGCCATGATAAGCGTTACCTCGACTACCAGCTTGCTCGTGGCGCTCTTCGGCGTAATCGCCTGCGTCAGGATTTCCGTGCCCTCGCTGCTCTGAGGCGTCGTGTTGTCAATCGGGATCGTGGTGGCGTTCGACGAATACGCGCCGCTCGTGGTGATGACCCTTTGCAGGATGCCGAGAGAGGCCAGCGCCCGGCCATCGGCACGCTGATAACTCGTGCATTTCCAGTTTCCGGAGCCGAGCGAGACCATGACAGCCACGTCGCCCGCCGCCGTCGTGATGTTCGCTGCCGTCGGCAGGATTAGGGACGTGCCGTTGTGCGTGAGCGTCAGCGCGCCCGTGAACTCGACGATGCGCCGGGTTCCCGCTTGGACGGTGCCGAGCGCGGTGATCGTCGTCGTGCCCGTGACCTTGACGTAGTTCCCGGTAGCCGCGGCGATGTCGGTTGTGCTGGCGCTGGCAATGTCCGCGCCTTGCGCTTCGTTGATAGCCGCGCCGGACATGGCAACCGTGCCCGTGACCGTTCCGCCCGTGCGGGGCAGCGCCGGCTTGGTCGCGCTCTGCAGGTGGAACGTAGGCGTTCCTGTCGTGACCGTGGCCACCTGCACCACGATTTGGGCACTGGCCGGGATTTCACCGGCAATGAGCGAGGCCCCGTTTGGCCAGTAGATGATACCCGCCGTCAGGCTGTTGACTGCGAGCGTCGGGTCCGCGCCCGAATTGGCATTGGTCGCCTTAAAGGCAAACCGCTGGCCCACGACGTAGGCCGAAATCCCCGGCGACGGCGCGATGGCGTAGGCCGTGGCCGTGCCGGTATCCGCCGCATAGTCCAGAACCGATCCGATGACCTGATCCGCGCGGGCGTAGTGCGTGAGCGCAGAGGCCGCCGCGACGCCCGTATGCTTGAAGCCCCCCATGGGAAGGTTGGCCGTCGGGACCGTCTGGCCGTCCTTGGCAATGGACGCCGTAAGAGCCGTCGCGATGTCGGAATTGTTCGCGTCAACCTTCGCGCTTTCAATGGTCGTCCCGGCCACAAAGTCGGGGTACGGGTTGCTGTAGTTTCCGGCGCCGTCCCTAGCCATTGGCGGCCTCCTCGCTGTAAGATGGGGCGGTGTACGCCCTACAATTTGCTGTCTCGGTGCTGGCCGCGTGGGTCTTTGACCGGACCATCGGGCAAGACCCGCTGCTGACGCCGCAGGCATGGTTCCTTGGCGTGATCCTGTCCGGCGTTGGCGCTGCGTATGCCTGCACGGTCGTCATCGTGAGGCTCCGGCCCGTCGTTCGTTGGCTTGCATCAATGCGCGCGCAAGGGCGTTAGTGCCGCCATCCCCGCGCCCGGATTCGATCATCTGGCGCATGGCCTCGGCGCCATACAAGCCGCGAAGGTTGGTTGTGCCTGCTACCTGGTTTGTGAGGTAGGCGCGGCCCGCTGGTGAGTTGTAGGCCAGAGACCCCAACCAAGGGGCCGCGGCCGTGGCCGCAGCCGTCCCCATGGAGGCGCCGAGACCACCGGCTCCTGCCGCGAGCGCGCCGCCACTCAGGAGATTGGCCGTCACGCCGCGCGTTGCCGTGCCGCTGTCGGGGATTTTGGGTGCGAGAAAGTCGGCCAGCTTGGACAATTCGCCATACTGGCCACGAGCCCGCGCAAATCCTTCCCTGTCGCCCGCGCGCACCGCACTGGAGAAGGCCCCCAGCGGAACGTCACCCGTCACGCGATCGGCCTGCCGTCCCGAGGCCATCGCCTTGTCTACGGTCTTGTAAGCCGCGTACTGCCCGCGAAGCGTCTTCCACTCTTTGAGCAGTTCCGGCGAGGCACTTCGCTCTACGGCATCGTCGAGAGCCGTTCCCAACGCCGACAGAGCCTGCTTCAGTTCGCCGTTGCTGGTCGAGCGCGTCCGACGCGCCAAGTCGCTCCTGATAGCCTTGTAGGTTTCTCCCGCGATGCTGGGGCTCTGCCCTGTAGCGACCGCGTCGATAACCGGCTGCAGGTCGTCCATGTAGGACTTGAAGACGGGGGCCACGTCCGTCTCCAGGCGGCGGCCGTAGTTGGTCGCGACCTTGAGAACGTCGTCAGCAAACTGCTGGTCCGGCTTGAGCGTGGTCCGTGCCGCGAGGTCGTCAAACTGGCCGCCCAGCGTCTTGGCAACCTTGGTCAGCGTCTCCGGGGAGGCGTCCTTTGCCGCCGTGCCCGTGCGCGCCATGATGGCCTCGTTGAGGGCCGCCCGCTGTGTGTCATAGGTGCGGTTCATGGGGCCGCCCGACAGCGGCAGCTTTGCCATGGTTTCCTCCAGGGTGCGGAGCGTCTTGCTGCCGGTCTCCTGCGAGGGGGTGAGCGGGATGCCCTCTCGACGCGCGGTTTCGACAATGCGCTTTTCGGCGTCCGTCAAAACGTTGGTTGTGGGCGAGATGGCGCCACGAACGCCGGCCGCTCCAATAGGCACAGCCAGGCTTGCCGCAAGACCCGCCAAAGGGCTGTCGGTCGCTCCCGTGGTAGCGCCGCCCGCGATGCCTGAGGCAAGCTGCGTTGCGGGTTGGGTCGCCAGCGCCTGTGCAACGCCCTGCGTCACGGTGCCGGGGCGGGCCGCATTGGCGACTGCGCCTGCGGGCAGGAGGGTTGCCGCCACGGTGCCAACACCCTGCCCCACACCGGCCGCGATCTTCTCCGCGCGGTTCTGCGGCTCAAAGCGCGAGGTGCGATCCTCGGTCAGCGGACCCATACTGCGCTGCGACACGGCGTCAGAGACGCGGCCCGGCAGGGTGGCCACGTAGTCGATTCCGCTCTTGATGCTTTCCGAGCCGCCAATGGGACGATCAACCGGCACGCCGACTTGGCGCAGGCCAGCGGCCACAAGGTCAACCGGCGCCCCCATCGTTGAGGCGATGGCGTCGTTGGTGTTCTGGGCGACCTGCCCCACAAGCCGTGGCGCCGAGGTGGGCGGCTCTGCGGGCGTGCTGTACTTTGCCCACGGTCCGGATTCTGGCGCGGCGTAGCGTTCCCAGGGTCCACTCACTGGACGCGCTCCCAACTGTTCCTGTCGGCCGGGTTGCCGCCCTTGAAGCGGTAGCCGTCCTCGATGGCACCGGGTGCGATCGGGCCGCCCGTGGGCTGCTGCGTCGGGCCGCCAGGCATGGTGGCTCGGATGTCGTTTGCCAGGCCGCGCACGTCGGTCACAGGCAGGCCCAACTGCTTCTCACGCGAGGCAAGGCGCGTTTGCAGGAGGTCGACGACCTTGCCGACGGCGACGCTCATATTGGCCGTGGAGGTCATCGCGCCCTTGGGCGTCGAGGGGTCCGGCAGCGTGCGGCGGATGATGTCGAGGTCGGGGCCGTTCAAAACGCCAAGGTTGAACAGTTGCTCGCCCTTCGCCAGCAGGGCCGCCGTGTTGTAGGCCGTGTTGACGGGGGTGTTCGCACCAGCCACCGACTTGACGGCATCCCACGTCCCGGCCTTCTCAAACTCGCGGCGGAAGTCCTCCAGGGCAGACACGATGGTTGCCGCTTCCGAGCGGGCCGTCTGTAGCTTCTCGATCTCTTGCCGCGAAGGCTGCGAGCGATTCCGTTCGTCTTTCTCCATTTCGCGCTGCGTGCGGCGCTGGTCGGCATAGTCCGTCGTCTGCTGGCCAAACTGCATTTTGGCGCGGTCGCGCTGGACGCCCCAATCGCGGTCAAGCTCGGCCTCTAGAGCGGCGCGCGCACGATTGACGGCGCCCTGATCGTTGCCAAACTCGCCGGTCGCCAAGCGCTGCTGATACTGCTGGATCTGCTGCGGGCTGGGCTGCGGGCGCGGCACGTCAGGAATGGCCGGAGCCTGCGGCGGCGCTTGGGCCATCATGGTTGGCCCCTGCACACCCTGCGGCGAGGGCTGAGGCGGCATACCGACGCTCTCGGCCGAGCCCTGCGGAACGCCACCGGGGCCGCCCATGTTGATGGTGAGCGGCTGCGGTTGGCCGGGCGGTGTCGCACGGACATTGACCGGCGGCGCGGCGGGCGGCTGCGGCCCACCAGCGCCCGGCCCGTAAGCCTGCGCGAACTTGTTGCCGTAGCCTTGAACGGTCATGCCGTTCACATCGGCCGCGCCAGGGTTGTTCATCCCGCCTTCGCCCGCAAACCACGCGCGAGACGCGGCTTCCGGGCTGCCGTACTTCTGGACGTACTGGCCGAATTTGGCTTGGAACACAGCCTCTTGTGCCTGCGGGCTGGCAAGGAACTCCTGTGGCGACATCGGCTTGCCCAGAACTTCCTGCGTCCAAGCCGGGATGTTGCTGTCCAGCACCTGATACTTGCCGTAAGCGCGGTTTCCCTTGGGATTCGCGACAGGGCCAACAGCGTCGTATTTGCCGCCAGACTCGATACCGGCGATTGCCTGTCCGGCGTTTCCAGTGCCACCCGGAGGAGCCAGCGGAGCAGACTGGACGCCACCACCGCCGACGCCATAGCTTGCGCCAAAACTACCGGCGGCTGTCTGTAGCCCCTCGCGCTGCCGGGCAACCTTGTCCTGCTCAATCGCCATCTGCCCGGACAGGCGAATACCAAGCTCCGGGTCGAGGGCCGAAATCAACCCGATGCGCTTGGTCGGGTCCTTCTCGCCCATCGCTTCCGAAAGCTTGGTGTTGCGGTCCTCGGTTGCCTTCTTCTCGTCCCGGTCGACGGTGTAGTTGCTGTATGCGCCCACGAGAGCCTGTGCGAGGCGCGCGGCGCCCTGCCACGGGGATTGGATCGGACTGGAGTCCATACCCTGCGCCATGAGGCGCTGCGCCATCGTTCGGCGCTCTGAATACGGGTCCTTTCTACGACCTACTCCGGCGAGGGTGTACGCGAGGTCGTTCTCGGGCATGAAGCTCATCAGCCCACCGATCGGCCGAGCTGGCCGCCCAACTGGCCTCCGACCATCATCCCCATCGGGCCAAACGCTGCGCCGCCCAATGTGCCAGCCAGGCCAAACAGCCCGCCCATTGCAGCATTGCCCTGCTGCCTCTGCTGGTTCTGCTGGGCCACCTGCGCGGAATAAGCGTTCCAGTAGTTACCGGACACGTCCGTCGGTGCGATCTGGTAATTGTTCGTCGGGACAAAGGACGGACCCTGCACGCCCTGCCCGGTGCCCAGAAGCGACGCCACCTCGTTGATCGGCTGCGAGCGCATGTTGGCGCGCTCCTGGATCGACCTGTCGCGCGTCTGTGCCTCAAGCCCAAACTGCTGCGCCGCGGCGTTGCCCGCCTGCGTATCCGCTCCAAGCCGGAAGTCGTTTACGGAGCGCCCATACTGGTCCAGCGCCGTCCGATAGGCCGGGTCCTGCATGGTGACGCCCTGGTCCGCCAGGCGCTGCTCGAGCTGCGCGCGGTCGCGATCCATCTGCGGCTGGTTGCGCTGCATGATGGTGTCGAGTTGCTGGCGCCGGTAATCCTCGTTATAGGTCGGCGCGTTCGGCAGGCCCTCATAGTTGAAGGGCTGGGCCGTCGCCTCGCCAATGCGGCCGGTGTACTGGTCCGCGAGGTCATACGCGCCCTGCGTGACGCGGGTCTGCGTGTCGTAAAGCTTCTGCTGCTCGGGCGAGAGCTTGGTCGTGGCCGTCCAGCGCGGTATCCAATTGCCGTTCGCGTCCCGGTGTTCGCCGGTAACGTCGTATGACAGCGAGCCCTGCGGCGTGACCTGATTTACGTTGTTCAGAAACGCATTTGAGACCGTCGTCCCGATATTGGACGCGGTCTGCTGGTTCGACACCATGCCCGGATTAGGGACTTGCGCTGAGGAGCCCGACTTGCTGCCCATGTACCTGCGTTCCGGGTGTGCGCCGGATCGACGGAGCCGGATCTAACCAGCGCTTGTCGAACTCGGAGCGAAGCATTCCAGAAATGCAGGCATGAACGCCCTTGGCGTAGTGGTGCCGAAGCGTCCCTTCCGGCTTCAGGCCAATCCCTTCGTTGAAGCGAAGCGCTCGCTTGTTCGTGGAGGGAGTGACCGTCGTGACCTTCCGGCAATGATACTGCAGGAATGGTATTCTAAGCAAGTTGGATATCGTGCGACGGGTTGCCCATTTCGGGCTGGAAGCCGCAAATGAAATCTCACAGAGGCCATACCACGTCTTGCCGTCGATCTGCTGCGGCGCGACGTAGCCGTGATAGATGCACACCGCGAGAAGAGGATGTGAGAGATCCGGCCCCTCGACCACGCCCAGCGCCTGCATGGCGGCATGCGGCTGCATCCAGGGGATGCGCTTTGCCGCCCACTCCAGAAGCACTTGGTTCTCTTCCTTGTTCGGGAAATAGATAGTGTGGCTCACAGGGCAATCCCCTTGGTCACTTCGTACTTCACGTCAAATGCTTGAAGGCGAACCGGCGTGCCGTTCGGCCGGATGACCATGTGTAGCGCCGCCGTCGAGCCGATCCCGTTGATAGGCAGCCAGTCGGCAAAGGGCGTGTCGCTGTCGCCCCAGACCGCCGCATCCCACAAGCCCTCGTCCCACAGGCCGCCGGTCGCGCTGCCGACAGCCGGGTATTGGTCGGTCGTCATGGGCGTGCTGTTGCGAAAATCCACGTCGGCTTTGATTGCCACGCTGACGGACGATGCCGCCGTGAATTGAGGCCGCACGAACTGCATCCGCTTCCCGGCCCCGGCCGATCCGTAGTTCTGAAAGCTCGTTTTTAGCTCGCAGATGATTGCGCTGCCGTCGTCCTGCGCGCCGCGTTCGGCCTGATAGACCGTGCCGTTGGAAGCCCCAAAGTAAAGCCCCTCGTTGTAGACACCCCAGCACAAAGCCGCGAGGGGTGAGGCAAAGCGACCATAGGTACACCACGCGCCGGTTTCAGTGTTCAAAACGTACTGCGTCGCCGTGTTGGCGTTGGTCGGAATGTTGATGAGGGCTTGTCGTCCGCGCGGGTGGACAATCATTTCCCAGCCGGGGTTAAGCCCGTAGGTTGAGAAGTCGTCAATAATGCCTTGGTCAATGTTGGCGGTGATAGCCAACCGCTCCGCAGACGAGCCGCCGCCGCCCAGCAACTGCTTAAGCGAAATCACGCCGCGCTCAGTCAATAGAGCTGCGTCGGCGTCAATTCTTACTGTCGCCCGGTTGCCGATCGGCGGCGCGGCCATGTACCGGCCATCAATGCCCCAGCTCGTGGAGTCTGCCGGGTCGGTGCCGTGGTATGTCACCACTTCACCCGTTGAGGAAATGAAGCAGATCAGATCCGCCGTGCCGCTGCCGCCGTCTCGGGACACCGTGGCGATGGTCTGCAGCTTTCCGCCCCGGCGGAACTTGTCGCCAAGCTCAAATGCGGTCGCCGCTCCGGCGATGCTGGACGTTCCCAGATACCACGCCTTTGTGCTGCCGCTCTCCACGAACCAGAGGCGCGAGCCATAGGACGCCACGGCGATAAGGTTGGCGCTCGTGACGCCCGTGATGCTGGGGGTCGTCCAGCTCGAGCCGTCATAGTTGCGGCACGAATCCGCGCCATTCACGCACACGAGGAAGTGCCCGCCAGAGGTCGTGAAGTTGACGTGCTGCCAGTAGCCGTTGGTGAGGCTGGACACCTCCGCCGCGCCCACCGCGCCCGTTGCGGTTACGTCGTAAATCTCGCTCGGCGTCGCACCGAACAGCTTGCGCGAAGAAGGCCCCGCCCACTCCATGAGCGAGCGAACCGGCCCGCCAAGGCCCGTGGCGTGGCTCACGTGCCCGCCCCTCACCCGGCCGGGTGTTGCGGGAAACCAGTTGTCGAGGATCAGCGCCTCGTCCGCCCGCATTTCCGACAAGCCCTTGCTGAGCTGCAAACCACGCGACGGAAACGGGATCGAGCCCTGCCCGACCTTGGGCTGTGTGCGGCTTCCTTGGCGCTTGCGGAGCAGCATCAGAGGTTCCAAGAACCGTCAGGGGTGGTGAAGCCGTAGGCCATCCGCTCGCCGCCCATGTTGAGGATCTTGCGCGGCTGGTCGGCGGCAAGCGCCTGGTTTACCTCGAACAGGTACTTCTCATAGTCGGCTTCCCAATCCAGCGTCTTGGCCTGCTTGTAGCGCCAGACGAGGCCCATCAGCATCAGGCGCTCGCTCAGAACGCCCGTGTCCGTGTCGGCCGCCCACGCCTCCTGCCCGGTGCCGCCGCTCGACTGGCACCAGTTCTTGGAGCGGTATTCATAGGCGATGGTCTGCCCGGCAACCGGCGTCGGCGCCATCAGCCAGGACGTGCCGCGCAGGCAGAACGTATCTGTGATGGGGAACGTCGTCGTGGCCTTCCACTTCTGCCACGTCTCGGGATCAACCGGGCCGTAGATGCGCTCGCGGCGGCTGCGGTTCCAGAAGGTCTGGTCAATGAACGCGCCCAGATCGGTCGGGATTGGTGTGTCGGTCTGCGTCTCGGCGGCAACCGTGGTGAAGGTCTTTTCCTTGCGCAGGACGCGCCAGTCGCCAAAGCGGGCAAGCTGGTCGCCCTCTTCCTGGGCGAACTCCAGAAGCTGCAGCGTGCCCGCGTCCGTCGCGGCGACGACCACAGACGGCCTTGCCACGCCCACCCGGACGGCAGCCTTCTGGATGAGGGTTAGCAGGCTCATTTCTGCCACCGCTCATTGAACGCACCGCGCCACTGTTCGGGCAAATAGCGCGGGTCCTGCATGGGGTCGTACTCCGGCGGGATCGTGCCCGGCGCGGGCTCAGGTCCACCCC